AAAAGTATTAGAGATCATTAAAGAAGCGTATGATGAAGGAATTTACGTTCTAATTACAGACGGATATCGTTCATATGCAGAACAAGATGCCTTATATGCACAAGGCAGAACAAAACCCGGTCCAATTGTTACAAATGCAAAAGGTGGACAATCAAATCACAATTTCGGTATTGCGGTAGATTTCTGCTTAACTAACAAAGAAGGCACAGCGGCATACTGGACAGTTAATAAAGACTGGAAACGTGTAGCTGCTATTGCAAAATCAAAAGGATTCGCATGGGGTGGAGATTGGACTAGCTTTAAAGACAATCCTCATTTGGAGTACACTGGTAAAATTACTATAACACCTGAAAAACCAAAAGTAGGTTCAGTGATTGTTACAACTCCATCTGTATTAGAAAAAGGAGATAAAGGAACTGCCGTTAAAAAGTTGCAACAAAAACTAATCGATAAAGGCTTTAAGCTAACGAAATATGGTGCAGATGGTCATTATGGAGATGAGACAGTTAATGCAGTCAAAGCTTTTCAGAAAGCTGTAAAAATAACAGTAGATGGCGTATATGGTCCTGTCACAGCAAAAAAGTTAGACGAGTATAAGAAGCCGTCCACATCAAATAAAGCGAATAGTGAAGCTATAGTACCTTATCCTGGACATTTAATTAAGGTTGGAAGTAAAGGAAAAGACGTTGAACGTATTCAACGTGCGGTGGGAGTGACTGCCGATGGAATCTTTGGTAATGCTACTAAAAAAGCTGTACAAGCATATCAAAAACGCCATGGGTTAGACGTAGATGGCATTGTCGGTAAAAACACTTGGAATAAGATGTTTTAATAGAGAATATACTTATCCCTAATCAATTTGTCACAAGCAATCTTAGCGACTATTGCTGCTTCGCGATGCATAATGGATTGTAAGATGTATTTGCATAAGTTTCTCCTTTTAAAATAGCCCAACTCGTTTGAGAAGGGCTTGTTTTTATGCTTGAATCGATGTCTTATCGCGGTTATTTTTCGTCACCATTAGTATTCCAGAAATTAATAAAAGAACTCCTGGAACAACATATACAGAAAATGTATAAAGGACACCTACTACAAGCGTGAAAATTCCCCACTTTTGATTATTCTTTTTGATTTTAAAAGTCGATACCCATATTAAGATAACCAATGGTAAAGAAATAAGCGAATATATAAATAGATATAATACAAGAAACATTGAAAGGTCATCAATAGATGCTCCTAATACTATTAAAAAGAAAATAATAACACCTATAATCCAAGATATAGTCAAAAGTATAGATGCAATCATAGATAATGTATATTCTGCAGATCGATTCATTTTTTCCTCCTATTTATTCTCGATGTATTCATATAACTCATGAATAGTGACTCCCAGAAGTCTAGATAATTTATATAATTTAGGAACTGAAGGGAAAGATTTTCCTGTTCGCCAGTTAAATAAAGTATTTCTA